CCCGGATATCCGGGACCTCGCAGCCTCCTCTTTTACTAGGGTAGCGCCCGAAGGGTTCTTAGAACAATCAAAAGTTGATCAAAGATAACCCTTGCTTGAAGCTTTATCGATAACATGCGGTCTCTTACGACCGCCTCGTGTGGGTACGCGCCGTTGACATTCCTGTCTTCGTGCTCGTCCACAATGAACTCGATAGAGTCCTCAATCGAACGCAACGCGTCATAAAGCATATCCAGATCTCTGGACGTGTAGACGGTTGTAGTAGAAGAGTGCTGTTGCATTTAGTACCTCCTTTTGATGAGAGCTCACGCTATGCCATCTCGAACAAGGTCTCGCGACCGTGCTGCGACCAGTGCAGGTTATGTCGATCTCGTATACAACGGGACCGTATATTCCCATACCGCTGGCTATGCAGGTGCGATCTGGCATCAAACGTGTGATGATACGACTGATGTTCCACCTTTTGTGGTTCCGCATCCGCTTGTCATCCTTGACAACCGCGCGGTTCCTCCAATGAAGCTGTCCGGCAATATACCGTACGCTCCATTGCCCATCCTAGTATCTCAATATCGCGACTTCACAGTAGCGAATAGAGCAGGATGGAGCTATTGTCCAGCCATTACAGCCATTAACTGGGCTTACTGGCAGACAAAAGCATTAGCTAACTTGAATCCTTCGCGCTCCTCAGTAGATATTCTGAACTTTCTCTTTGAGTTCAAGGATCTACCTGGAATGTGGAGGAATCTTGGAGAGGTGTTGTCCAAACACCGCTCCGCCAAGGACTTTTCTAATGGGTACTTGGCGTATAGCTTTGGGTGGGCTCCTCTAGTCAGCGATCTCAAGAAACTCTGGGCACTTACCCAGGATATTGAGAAGCGCTGCGCCTACTTGCGCAGGCTAGAGAACGGGACTTACATCCGCCGTACTATTGGCGACCGTGAAGTCCAACATACCTTGACCGTAGATGGTCATTCTGTCACCGACGCTGGGGGGACTTATCTTGTCCAATCAGACGTTCGTGTGAGAGAATTTCAGAAAGTATGGTTCACTTGTAACGCTAAACTTTTGAACCCTCTTCCTGATGCTTCCAACATGAGAGCCGAGGTGACTCGGATTCTGTTGGGCCTTACCCCGGGATCAAGCTATAGCATCGCTTGGAATGCGCTGCCATGGTCTTGGCTCCTTGATTACTTCGCGAATATAGGTGATTTTCTAGAGGCTCAGAGAGGACACTTCGTCCTATCTATTCCTCACATGAATATCATGTGTACTTCGCGGATCGACTCCACATTGGAGCGGGTTAGGGTGCATGCAAGTATTACTTGCACAGGCGGCCGTACACTTCGTACAGTCGCTAAGCAAAGGTATGTCGTCTATCAACCAGTCCCCTGGTTAGCCTTGGATCCTATATTATCGTGGAAACAAGTAGCCAACCTTGGAGCACTCATCACTAGCCGTGCGCTCGGATCTTCTGGGCGCATAGCAAGGTAGTGTCGTGAGACACCACATCCTCGGAGATAGATCTACATGGCTTTCACTGATCCCATCACTTTTGCTTATGACGGGGCGAACATCTCGCTCAACAATGTAAGCAAGGGTCCTTATCAGGCCGTTTACTACGGTGTTGGAACGGCTCTCACGGTCACAATGTCCGTGAAACATACCGTTCCTCCGACCGGAAAAGACGGCGAGTCTCATATGGTGCGCGTTGACGTCGATCATTTCGATGATACGACGGGAGCTTTCCTTCGTCGATCGTCCGCGTGGACGGTCGGCCGAACAGATGGCTCCCCTCAGGATCAAGAAAATTCTGAGGACGTTTGGGAGGCCCTTGTGGACTTCCTTTCTGACGCGAATATCACCAAGTTGGTGACTCGACAGTCCTAAGCTTGTATGAGGCGGTCTCCTAAGACCCCCTCCTCTCAGCTTTGGACCATTGTGGCTACTTTTCCCGAGAGGGAGGAGTAGTCACTCCTGAATTATCAGTGGGGCATGCAAACCGTGAGGAATGTAATGCCAACTCAAGTCAAGTACGGTCTCGGTCTCTACGCAGCTTTGTTTGAAGACATCGCTGTGTGGGATGGAGAACTGCGTAATCCTCTTGAGTGCGAACTCTATGCACTTGAGACTCTCACTGAAACCTTCGGACATCGATTTCTCATGATCGATATGCCGGAGGCAGGGAAGGTGCTCGATAAGGCACTTTCCGACGAACAGATCGACCCGTCTAAACTTCCCCTTTCCTTCGGGGATGTGCAGACGGCAGCATCGAGGACGTTCCTCGAACCGTTGTTTTGTCGGCTGTTTGACAGTGAGACTGGTATGCTTCGCGCCGACGTTGAAACAACCGCCGTACAATATCTTCGTCAGGTACTGTACCTGGCAAAGAAAGTACGAAAGGACTGCAGTGATGCAGCCATTGAAGCGGAAGTCGAAACGTTCCAACGTATTGATTTCGCTCTCCGTCCTCCTACCCTTCATTGGGATAGCGACGAGCTGGGTTTCCCAGCTGAGCGTGTCAGTCTGTTGGATGGCGTTAGTGATCCCCGGGAACCCGACCTCTTCGACGAGGCCGTTTCCCTGTCTTTGTTACGACGAATCGAGTCCGTGGCCGACAACCTCACCTCGAGGTTTAAGTCAGAATTCGATTGGAGGACACTCTTACCAAAGCACGGACCTGGATCGGTCGCCGATGCCAGAACAGGTACTGACAAGTATCTGTTTCCCACTTGGCCTGCAAAGTTGGATGGGGTATTCCCCCATACCTACTTCTGTTGGTCCAGTGAGATCCTGGCCTTCGACGGACTGACGCATCATACTCCTAGTGTCAACGAGGTTCCGGCACGGCTTCTAGCCGTCCCAAAAACCTTGAAGGCACCACGAATGATTGCCTCAGAACCCGTGTCGCATCAGTTCATACAACTTGGGCTGATGAGATGGCTTCGGGAAAACCTTCCTGAGCCTCTTACCCATTGTCTCGACTTCCGAAGCCAAGAGCCCTCACGGGCTCTTTGCAAGGAAGCCTCCAGAGCTGGAGCACTAGCTACGGTGGACTTGTCCTCCGCTAGCGATCGCCTCAGCTGCTGGGTTGTGGAACGTATTTTTCGGAGGGCACCTGCCCTTCTAGAGGCGTTCCATGCCAGCAGGACCCGGACGCTAGTCAATGCGACCGGGGTGGGAGAACCATACATGCTTCTTCTAAAGAAGTATGCTCCCATGGGCAATGGAACGACATTCCCTGTACAATCCATCGTATATGCTATCATAGCGATAGCGGCTGTATTGGAAAACAGACGCTTGCGGGTTACCAACCGCAACATATATGATGTTTGCAGAGAGATCCGCGTCTTCGGGGACGACATTATATTGCCGTCTCCTGCAGTTCCCGACCTAGCTCACGCCTTCGAATATCTACAACTGAAGGTTAATGTCATGAAAACTCATGATGTGGGACTATTTCGCGAAAGTTGCGGAATGGATGCCTTTCGTGGAGCGGAAGTAACGCCGCTCTACTTGGCAGATCTTGAGCTAAGAGACACACCCCTATCCCTCATCTCCTGGCTGGACGTACTCAAAAACGCCCATGCACGGAGAAACATGTATCACTTCACCGAAGCGATGCGGGATATGCTTCCGTCGAAGATTCGGCATCTTCTGCCGATGACTCAGCGGAATATTGGGTGCCTCACACAGCCTGGTATCTGGGATGACTTCTCAAACTCTGAGACTCGCTTTAATAGGCGACTTCAGAGGATGGAAGTCATGGGACTCGTTGTAGAGTCCCCTCCAGTGACAAAGCTACGTGAGACCGACGCTAACCTTGTCCAATATTGGACGGATCATCCGAGTCCGGACTCTCCTTGGAGTGCAGGGTACAGCGT